TATAAACAAAAAAAGTGGGACGGGGGCTTTATAGCCCGCCGCCCCTATGCGTCCTTATTCAGATTTTACAATTCGAGAAACACCCTTCAAACGTGCCGCCGCTTTCGGGTGGAAGTCCGCAATCCCGCAATAGAACTCGATTCGAGTACGGTAAACGGGCTTTACGTCAATCTCACCTAAGTCATGAACTTGAACGCCGCCGTTTGTTAAACCTGCAATCGCTTCTTGTGCCCCGAATTTAACCGCATAGATATCGGAAGTAGCCGCTCCTTCTCCGTCGCCTGTAACGAAAGGAAGAATCTCGTCCTCAACCGTACGGATTTGAACGTCACCGAAATATTCAATAGGACGACCGAAATGGTCTTTACCTACTTGAATATAGTGCGTTTGTGCTTCAAGAAGTTTTTGCATTTCACGTCGCATTGCTTTAGACATGAACATTACGTCCGCTCCGCCGTCAACCATGTCAAGTAAATGATGAAGCAACGTAAGGTCTAATTTTTCACCTTCGGCGTCTAATTCGTTCCCGTTATTTCCAATTCGAACATCAAGTCCGTCGAATTCTAACGGGTTCTTGCTACTATCACCTTTGAAGAACTTTTGCGTGAAAGTACGTGCAACTTGTTTAGACTTCAAGTTCGTCTGAACCGCACGTTGGTTGTTTACGTTACCCAACGTTTGAGCAACGAATTTGTCAACGTCAACGTCGCCCCCTAAAATCATAAGACTTTCGGATTTCTGAACAACTTCACCGCTTGAAGGTTCGTACCCGTCGCCTACTTTTCGGAAGTCAACGTCTGGAAGAACGGATTCCTGATTGTATTTGTATGAGTTACCTGCAATCGTCATAAACGGCAACATTTCGATAACGGGCGAAGTTTGTGCAAAAATATTTACGACACCACGTTGCAAAGTGTCCGTTGAAAGATTTTGTTCCGTTAGTGTCAAACCAAAATCTTGTCGTGCCATAATTTAAACCCCCTTTAAATGAAGTAGTTTTATTTTTTTATCACGTGAACATGTTTACTTGTTTACATCCCACGCAAAAATAAAAGCGTCAATGGACGCTACTGTTTTATTTCTTACCATATCCCGACATCAATAATTGAATTGGATTCATTTTATCTATATCAATTTCTTGATTTCCGTTCGGATTGGTTTGTTCGCCAATAGGTTCATTGACCGTTTTCTTTCCGAACAATCCTTTTTCTTCCGCATTATTCACCCAAGCTAATTTTTGTTCGGGTGTCATATTTTCGGGAATCAAGTCGTGGAACTCTTTGTCGATAGATTCAAGTTTCGTTTCTAGCAATTTATTGATAACACCTTCTAACGCTTCAACTCTTTCTTGTGCTGTTTGGTGTTTTTCTTTTACTGATTCAAGGTCAGAATTTGCCTTGTTATAAAGTTTTTCGAATTCGCCACGCTTTTCAGCTTCTTCCTGCTCTTTGCGTTGACGTTCTTCTTCGGCTTCCTTATTCGCCGCTTTAATTTGGTCAAGTTCTTCTTTCAACGCTTTGTAACTGTTGTTTACTTCATCAAAACGACTTTTCGGAATCATGTGTTCTTTTTGTTCGGTCTTTTTTGTTTCCGTGTTTTCCTTCCCGTCGGAAGATTGACCGTTCATTTCTTCATGATTCTGATTTTGAACATTTGTGTTGTTTGTTTCTTCCATTTCAATTCCTCCTTACCTTCGAATATTTTTCGACGTCACGACCGTCGGTGGGTTTTATATCTCCATAAAAGAAGGAATCGGAATTTCGCAAAACCATAACCCGAAGAACCCGAAGTCATGGAATTGTCGAATTCCAATTCATAAGTCAATTCGACCGTGTGACGGTTTCACAAGAAGAAATCTAAAAAACTTTTCTATTTTCTACTTTTTAGGCTTTTTAGTGCTTTATTTGCGGCTTCACGACCGTTTTCGAACTTTTTTCGAACTTCGGGCGGCAACAAAGAAATATCTCGAATCGGCGTTATCTTATGACGACAATTCGGGTGGAAGATTAAATTTGAACGGGCTAGTTCTTCGTAGGTCGGAAAACCGTCTGTCAATCCGTTCATAGAAATGATTTGACCCTCGAAGAATCTGCAAGCGTCCGTTGCTCCGTGTGAAGAAATAATCGCCAAATCAACGCCCCTTTCCAACGCTTCAATTCGAGTACCTTCAACGTGGGCTTGAAGCATTTTTGTTCGTGTAACCATTTCCGCATAGGTTTCGAGTTTCCAACGCCGCCCCGCTTTGTCTATAATTGCAATGTTCCCTTCGACATTGAACCGTTCTCGAATCTCTTTTTTCGTAAGGGCTTCAATGATTCCTTTTCGAGTTGTATTTCGCCCCATTCCTTGTGCGGCTTTTATTTTCATTTGTTCGGAAACGACCGAACGAACCATTTTAACGGTTTCCCGCTTCATTTTTTGGTTTGCATAAAGAAGGTCTTCGAAGGTATCTTCGATAATTACGTCAAGGGTTTCCTTTATTAGTGCGGTCATTGTCGCACCATGAACCAATGAACGGGCTTCGCTTAAAGTTTCGGCTTCCTTTAATGCGACTAATGTTTCAACTTGTCCGTCGATAAACGCTTCACGAATCCGTTCTTCAACCCATGTACGGGCTTCGTTATCAACTTCCGAAAGAAGAACGCCAAGTTGTGCAATAATAGAATTCATTTGTGCCCGTGAAATTTCGTTATCCTTTCCATAAGTTGAAAGACCTTCAAGTGTGATAATTACTTCATTAATAGCGTTTTTATAAATACGAACAATTTCGTTTACATCTCTTTCATAAGTCGGGGCGGGAACGTCCCAACGTGGTTGAACCATAACGAATCCCCCCTAAAAATGAAAAAAGGCAAGGAATCATTCGTCCCCGCCTTCGTCTTCTTGATTTTCTTCATTTTCATTACCTTCGAACGTGTCTTCGTCAACTTCCGTTTGGAATGCGGAAGGGTTGGCAAACATTTTTTCCGTCTTTTCGTTCTCCCGCTCCGCTTCTTCTTCCATTCGCTTCAACTCAACTTCCGCTTGTTCTTCTGTCAAGCCGTCAATACGCATAAGTGCGGTCTTTTGTGACAACGTAGGCTTTCCGCCTGTGCGAACGTTCATGATATTTGCTTGCTCCGCTTCGTCCGTTGGTAAACCGTCTTTGAAATGGATTTTTACGTCAAAGAAGTCGTACCCTTTACCGTCGCCGAGTTTTGCGTCTTCAAGCAATTGACAAATCATAAACAATTCTTGTAGACCTTTGTCGTAAAACTGCCGCTTACGATTGATTTTCGAAAGTAGTGAGTTCATTCGAAACTTAATCGCAAGACCCGAACTTCCACTTGTCCCCGAATCACCTTTTCCAAGTGCGACCGCAGGAATTTCGGCATTTATAAGAATCATTTCAACGATTCTGTCGAGTTCTTCGAATGCGGCTTGAAGTTGACCGTTCCAAGTAATATATTGAGGAATTACATCATCTTTCCCCATTACCTCGAAGACTTTATCACGACCAACAACAAACGTAGGGTTTCCCCATTCATCTTCGCCAAGTACACCCGTCGGAACTGCAATCGCAGGGTCGGCGTGTTTATCCAAGATTTGAGAAATAGCCGTCAATCGGCGGTTCATTTCGTCAAATAGTGGTTTGTGTTCTGAAAGGTCGTCAATTCCTTCCCAGTCGTCGTCGGTTGCATAATTTGGAATGTGGACGATAAGCGGAAAAGGAACGCCTGTCTTTACTTCCCTATAATGCGATTTCAATTCCTTCCCAATCTTCCATTGGTCAACCTCGACACCATTTGCGGATATTGGAATCATTTCAAACTTTTGATAGATAATTTTATTCGGATAGTGTGATTCAATGTGAAGAATCCAATCTTGGTCGCCGCTTCCTGCAATAACCGTTGGATATGCAATATGATAGACTTCGATTTGTGAAGCGTCGCCCTTCGAAGTTTCGGGAAAAACGTATTTCGGATTTTGGGATTCGATAATGATTCGAAACGGGTCGAATTTTTCGGGAACTTTACCGTTCCACTTTTGACCCCAACGAACTTTGAAGAAAGAATCCCCACGAAAGGCGTTTCCCGTTGCGGATTGTTGCAATTTCATTTCAAGACTATTTTCCCGAACCCATTTGTCAAGTCTTTCCTGTTCGGGTGAATCATCTTTCCTACCCGCAGAAAAGTTCGGTGACTCTCCAAATAAAAAATCCGCCGATTTCTTACAAATCAATCCCGCTAGGTTTGCGGAAATATAAAGAGTATCGGAAGGATATTTTTGAAATCGTTCAAATACGTCGTAGTGTTCACCTTTAAATAATCGTTTGTTTTCCGTGTATCGGTCAATTCGTTCCTTATGACCAATTGGTGGATAGTAACCCCCTTTCTCAAAAAGTGCCATATAGATTCCTCCTATACGTTTTTTCATTCCGAATAAAGCAAAATAACGCCCTTTCTAGGCGTTCTATAAATAAACATGACTAATTGGTCGTAGACATGTAAACGACGCTACAAATGCGTTTATTTACGTTTACAGACCTTTTGGTTTTTTGTAATAGGTTCGACGCTTCATTCGTGTTCCAATTTCGACCGCCATTTGTAAAGCGTCGGGCAAATCGTCATGTGTTCCATTTGGAAATTGTTCTAATTGTTCCAACAACAACCGTTGATGTCGCATAAACCGTAATGCCCCGTTTTCAACAAGCGGTTCAAGCATTTCGACACGTTCTTCCTTTTTGCTTCGTGAAATTTGAGGGTGAACTTTCGTCCCGTAAATTCTCCGCTTCGTCATTTCTTGCTTTAATTGACGGTAAAAATCATGTTGGGCGGCAACTGTTTCAACGACAAAAACTTTCGGGTTAAACTTTCGTATAACCTTCAAGCATTGTTCAAGGGCTTCATGTGCGGGAACTTTTTTCGCCCATGCGTCCACAACATAGAAGACGCCCGTTCGCTTATCCCTTGCAACCGTGACAATAGCGTTGTAGTCACTTCGGTTATTTTTTCCTAGTGCGATATCCCACGCAGAATAATATTCGAAGAACTTTTCCCGTGAATGTTTTTCGTCATAATCGAAATAGGTCATTGAATCAAGTCTGAAGATTGCGTTTTCCGTGTCGATAGGATTGTTCATAAACTCCGAATTAAACGACCTTGACGTCATATTCGCTTTTTGAACAATCAAATCGAAGTACGTCCAACGACCTTCCCAAAGAACTTTGACACCTTTGTCCATTTCTTCTCGATTATCTTCATAGAACTGTTGGGCGTCCTTCATTCTGTTTTTATTTTCGACGTTTCGAAGTATTGTTTCGAATTCGTCCCAAAGGTCTTCCCGTTCGGGCGTTTCAACAATAGCCGCATACGTCCGAGAATGGAAATCCGCTTTATTTTGAACGTGTTGAAGCAATCCATTTGAAACAACCGTCGTTCCAATATAAACGAATGCCGTTCGGTCGGGGTCACCTATTGGAATCACAACCTTGTCGAACCAGTCGATATTCTTTTCGATTAGTTCTTTCGTGTTGGTGTTTTTACTTGATTCAAGGTCGTCGCAAATTACAAGGTCGGGACGGTGCGACCCGTTACGCTTTCCTCGTAACTGCTTACCAATGGAAGCAGATTCGACCAACGTTCCCGTATTCGTTAGAAATGATTCTTGATTGTCCCGTTCGTTCAATCCTCGATTTGGGGAAAGTAATTCGCCGAAATCCCGACGAAGTTTTTCGTTATATTTCAATTCGTTTCCGACCCACTCAACGAACTTCTTCGCCGCCGAATCCGTTTCGGAAATAATCAAGATATACTTTCGCTTGTCAAATAATGTTTGATGAAGTGGGAAGACGTTAGAAAGGTATGCCGATTTCGCATGTCCCCGTGGTGCAGACCATGCGACCCGCTTGTTGATTTCCTCATTTGACAATACGTTCATGATTCCAGTTAGTTCAACGTGAAAGTCGGGTGCGTCTTCAATGTCTACCCCCGAAGGAATCAAGTTCCCTTGATTGTCGGGGTTTCTATCTTCGGAAAAATATTCATATGCGAAATAAAGGATATCCGCTTCGCTTCGGTCAATCCGCTTCAATGCCGAAAGTTCTTCCCTAATTTCCGAAACTCTTTTCATTTCGTTTGCAGGTACGGAATCACCTTCGGAAACTCTTTTCTCGATATTCTTTACGGTCAACTTCGCAATGTCTTCAAGTAATGAAATCCGTCTTTTCCTTTCTTTTGAATCGACGACATATTTTCGATTCACAATACCGACCGATTCTTGTTCCATGTAATCACCCCTTGTTCAAACAAATAAAAAAGACGCCGCCCTTGCTATTAGCAAAGGACAACGCCTTGATGTGTTCATGACATAAATGTTCAAACAAGTGAAAGAACAAGTTTTATTTAATTATTGACGTTCTATCGTAAATTCGTAATTGTAGCCGATTTTAAAAGTCAAATCCGTATGACCCATTTTTTCAAGCGTTTCTTTAAATACATGTGCCGCCATTTCATGACGTGTACGCCCTTCATAATCGAAAGATACGGAAACTCGTCCGTGTTTTTCAAGTGCCGCTAAAACTTCATTAATTGCGTTCATTCGTTCGGGACTGTCAGATTCGTAGTTATCCCATTTGTCGAAATAAAGTTTTTCAGTTTTTTGATATACGGAAACAATTTCACCGTCTTCTAGTACCTTGATTGTATCGCCATTGTTATATGCGTTTTGGAACATGTTTGACTCGTCGCCGAATAGTTTATAATCTTCGAACCCGTCTACCGTTTTATATTCTAATGTACCTGCTTCAATTTCTCCGTCTACCTTGCGGATAATTTCATATGTCAATGCCATTTTTTATTTTCCCCTTTCGGTTATGTTCTTATTGTAATTGACGAATTCTATTGAGTGTTTTATAATTGACCTTGATTGCGAATTACCCTTTCGTAATCTTGTTTACTTGTCGGGGCGTCGGTGCGGATACACCGCCGTCCCTTTTATTTTATTCTATCATTCCTAATAGTTCATTTGCTCTTACTTCGTATGCGAACCATGCAAGTTTGTTTTTCAAATCGTCGTAAGGTTCAACGTTGAAGTCGTATTCGCTTCGAAGTTCTTCAATTTCTTCGTAGTGTGTATCGAAGAATTCGTGTGTTTGACTATAATAAATCATATCCCCAACGACACCGCTCATGCAACCATATTGTGCAATATCTTGAAGCAAGACTTTTGCTTCTTCGTCTTCGTCCGTTGATTCCATTACAAAATTTGCTACCTCTGAAATGATTCCATTTCCTTGTGCTTGTTCATTTAAAAGTTCTCTGATTTCCATTGCGATTTTCCCCTTTCAATTTGTTTACTTGTAATCTTGTTTACAATTATATTATATCTAATTCGTCGTATAATGTCAATACCCTTTTATCACTTTTTTCTTTTTTATTACGGGGGCGAACCCCCCGCCACATCTTACTTTCTACTTACTTTTTTCTCAATAACTTCTTCACGGATTCGGCTTCGATTATTACGATAGTATTTTGTAAATTCTTCGACGTCGAACCCCAACGCTTCGATTGCGTTATGTAGTCCTAACATTTGGAAATGCGTTTGTTCCGAAAGGTCTTCATATCCATGAATCCTGCATTCCCTTGCGTCGATACTCATTGACGCCCACTCCTTTGCCAATCTCTCGAATACTTCGTTTTTAATTGCTTCTAACATTTTACTGTTTCCCCTTTCGTTTACTTGTAATCTTGTTTACAATTATATTATAACAAATTCGTCGTATATTTCAAGCCCTTTATACAACTTTTTTTTAAATCTATTTTATGAAGTGGGGACGGGGGAAATGCCCCGCCGCCCTTACGTTTTACAAGTCTTTTATTTTAGTCGGTTGGAAGTATAAATCCCTTTCGATAATCGGGAACGGCTTCGAAGCGTTTACCGCTTCAAGTTCTTCGAGTGAGAAGTAACCCCATTCGGTTTCCCAACCTTCGACCAATCCGAAGAATAATTTTTCGTTTGGGTCGTACTCTACACCGTACCATGTCCAACCGTTTGTAATTGAGAAGAACTTGACTTGTGCGACCTTTTCTTCTGTTGGTACGTCTTCCGTTTCGTAAAGTTTTGGAAGTTTCCTTTCGATTGATTTTGTAAGTAATTTCATTTTGATTTCCCCTTTCGAATATTGTTTACTTGTCGTAAGGACTGTATCAACCTTACATATATTATTATACGACGAATTTGTAAACATGTCAACATGTTTTCATAATTTTTTTTATAGAAAATTATAAAAAAAAAATACGTCGGGCTATTCGTCCCGACGTTTAACTTCGTTTACCTCAATTGTTGGTCTTCCTTTTCGTAGTCCATCTATAAAGTATGTTCCGACGTTCTCAATTGTTTCATGCGTCCCGTTTCGGGTGAATCCTACAATTCGAATCTTTGTTTCGTCCTCATAACCCGTAGCAAAGGGAAGTTCCATTGTGGCAAAGACACGACTTCCTTTCGGTAACATTTCGATAAAATCCCCGTCTTTATCGTATAGCCTTACGCTCTGTCGAAGAATCGTTCCATAGTAGCCGCCTTCCGTGTAACTAAATGATTCTGACTTGAAAGACGTTTCGGCGTCACCGTCCCACCCCTTCGACATTAGTTCCCAACGAATGAAATCCGTGAACTGCAATGATTTTGCTAGGATTCCGAAGGTATCATAATACGCATTTCCTTCGTTTGGTTCTTCGTCCTTCCCTACCGTGTGGTATGACGTATAAGACGGGACGAAGACCGATTCTCTCGAACCGTTAGGCATAATTTCGACTTGCTTTATCTTATGAACCGTTACGTTATCCGTAGGGAAGTTTACTATTCGAATAGTTTGAACGACTTCCTTACTATCTAACATAATGAATAGGTCGCCTTTTTTGATTTCCCCCGCTTTGTTGTCTTCCGCTTGAATATCGGGTGTTACCCGAAGGTCTAGCGGCGAATCGCTTGTATAAATTTGTAGCGGGTGATTTCCCTTTTCATACGGTCGAATCTCTTTGTCCCCCTCGATAGTGACGGTCGGCTTGGGTCGCAGGATTTGAAATATTACGAACGGTATTACTACAATAAGAACGACCAACAATATTTTTCTTTCATTCATTCAATTCCCCTTTCGAAAGTTGTTTACTTGTCGTAAGGCGTTCAACTACCTTACATGTATCATTATACGACGAATACGTTTACTTGTCAACATGTTTACAATAGTTTTATAAAAAAAAGCCTAGCCGTAACCGTTGCCGTTATCCGACAACGATTTTCGTTACTTGCTTTGAATAATTCATAGCTCCTCTATACGTTTTATACGACTGCATATGTACGCCTTCAAAGTTGATTATTACTTCGCCGTCTTCGACCTTTGCTTCGTGTAAATAAACGTAATACCCTTCTTCGTCGTCTGATAATGGGGATTCAATTTCCACATACTCAATGCCTGCGTCCGCAATCTGAACTTCAAGTTCTTCGTTGTCCACGTCGTAAACGAATTCGATTCTTTTTCTTGCAAGTTCAATCAATGTTTCCAACGAAATTGTTTCCGTTCTGCTTTCTCCTTCTTCTTTCCATTCTACCTTGAAGAATACGTCCTTTCCAATCGTTTCGACCGCTTTAATTTCCGCTAATTTTTTCATCTTAAATTTCCCCTTTCGGTTATCATTTCCATATACATTATACGACGAATTTATAATAACGTCAATATGTTTACATAAAAAAATAACGGGCTTCTTTACGAAAAACCCGCTATTATCCGTTTACTTCATTATATATTGATTTTGTTTTCTTCTCGAAAAGGTCGGTCAATTCTTCTGCTGTTCCTTCGCTTACTAATCGCATAGATATTGTCTTCCATTCGTCAAAGGATTCTTGTAGATTGCTTGATTCGATTTCTTCGTTATACTCAACCGAAACATTGACGACTTGGTTCGCTAGTTCCGCAACGTCTTCATTTGATAGATTCGAATATATTTCATTTACATTCTCCGCAAGTTCCGAATCTAATTGAACCACGTCCCCGTGTCCTACCGTTCCATTTGCGACCAATACGATTATGCCAACAAGAATAAATGATAAAGAATAGAATAAAAATTTCCTCATAACTTATTACCCCCGTAAACATGTTTACCTTTAATTATATAATAACAAATCCTTTTTCCAATTTCAAGGGTTAAATATATCCGTAAACATGATTACCTAAATAGTGCAACAAAGGGCAACTTTTCATTGCCGCCCTATATTTTAGATTTCAAATATTGTTGAATTTCTTCAAACGAATCGTCCCCGAATGCCTTCGTGACCTCGTATTTTACCGATTCGCCGTTTACACCCGAATTCAAGTCGCTAATGACTTGATACAAATAACGCAAGGACGGTTCGTCGTAATGCCCTTCGGATTGTAAAATCAACGCACCTGCAACATTCAAGTCGTTTAAGATTTCAGATTCCGCAAGGTCTTCGTATTTAAGGATTGCGATATCTTCAACAAACTTTGACCATTCGTCATTAAATTGAAGCCCTTCAACGGCGGTAAAATCGTTTCCCCCGCCCGTTAAATCTTCCAAGAAATTTAAAGCGGTCTTCAAACGTTCCTTTGCCGCCTTTTCGTCTTTATACGCAACCTTATCTTCAAAATCAACGTAACCAAGCCCCAATGCGAATGAATACGATTTTTCCCTAAATTGATTTTCGATATCAGAACGGTTCATATATTCGGGCGTTTTGTATTGGGTCGGAATTGTCGAAGAACTTAACGTTTCGTTATTAGTTGTTTTGACGTTAGTTCTTGTTCCTGCTTCCGTCGCATGTACTCCGACTATTCCCGTAAGCACGATTCCAATTCCTAATGCAATCGGCAATGCACGTTTATAGGTTCGCTTCATTGTCAGACCCCCCTTTACGTATGTATTTGCCTATATAGTATCAAATTATATTTTACCTTTCAACGAAATTAAAAAAAAATAGACGCCCCTTTATAAAGGGACGTCAACTTGTCGGTTAGGTCAAATAAATATACTTCGACTTATGCGTATAAAGCGGTAGACCGAACCTATCGTTCCATGAAACAAGAACGTAATACGTTCCACGTGGGTCGGAAGGGTAAATTTCGAGTTTATTCACAAAGTTCCCGTTCGTTCCTGCAAGACCAACAATTTTGTTGTTTACGATAATGTGACCCGTTGAATCGTGGATAAGGCTTGCCATTGCATAAGATAAGCCCTTAACGTTATAAGGAACGGGACTTGCCTTAATATCAACGGACTTCGCATTTTTACCGTAATACGTTGCGTCTGTCGTTACATACGCCATATTCAAACACCCCCTACAAACATGATTCCGACTTATAACGGTCGGTACTATATAAGTGGTGTGTAAGGGGCGAATACAACGTAATTAAAAATCAAACTCCGACTTCTTCATAGCTTCGCCAATTTCCTTCATACTAGGTTCGATATACCTTTTCGAAGTATTGACGTTCTCATGTCCCGCAACCGTTGCGACAATCTCAATCTTTCCCGTAGTATCGGCAATTCGTTTTAATGCCGTATGTCGCAATTCATGCGGTGTAAATGCAAAGTCTAATTGTTCGCCAATCCTTTTGGTCATGTGTTGAACCGCACGGGGCGTCATTCTGTCGCTTCTTTCCGTATGGAATAGATAATCACCGTTCATATTGCGATACTTTACCCATTTCATCATTGCCCGTTTTGTTGCGACATTGAACGGTACTTTGCGGTATTTATCGCCTTTACCTACAATATGGAAGAATTCACCGTCCCAATCAATATCGTCCATCTTAATATCGCATAGTTCCGAAACACGTAAACCGCAATTGACTAATATCGAAAATATTGCACGTTGCATAACCCGTTTTTCTTCGCCTTGTCTTTGATTGTCGATTGCTTCGAATATTGCACGGACTTGGTGACGCTCCAACCATTTTGTATCGTTTTGTTTGGCGACCTTTGACGACTTGATTTCGTTCATTGGATTTTCTTCAACGAAACCTTCTTCGGTCATTATTGCGTAAAATGTTCGTAAGGTTTGGATTCGTCGGTTTACGGTGGATTTCGCTAAATCCGAGTTTTGAATTTGTTGTGTATATTTTTCAACCGCCTTCTTCCCGCCCCTGCATAGGGTGTCCCCCCGTGGGTGGGGGTCTGATTTGACGAAGTGTCGAAGGTCAGACAAATAATTTCTTATAGTATTTTCCGACTTGCCTTTCGATTGCATTATCCCGACAAAATACTCAATCGCTTTTTCATCTTTTAGAAATTCTTTCATTTGAATTCTTTTCCTTTCCTTTGTAATCTTGTTTACATTTATAATCTTAATTGATTCGTATATAATTGTCAAGGAAAGGCGACGAATAACCATATAATTATTTATATAATACGACGAATAGTCGTTACAAACGTTGATATAATAAGGTCGTTTATTTATAGTTCGTCGTATAAAATATATTATACGCCGTATATTTTATCACACCCCTACAATAAAAAGGGTACGGGTCTTTATTGATACACGCCTTATTTATATCATATGGTCGCATAAATAGCCGCACGGTTTCAAGTAGGCGTTAAATTTATATACCCCCGTAAAACAATAGACCCCTTTAAAAGAACGTACCCCCTAAAATAAAGCCGCCCCTAAAATAATAGACCCCCATTGAAATAACGACACCCTACAAATAAACCCCCGCCCTAAATTTCGAACCCCCCGTATGTAAAACGAAGGGCGGGTATAGTTTATTCGCCCTTTGTATCGTCAATAAGATTCTTCAATTCGTTCAGTTCTTGTTGCAATGAATCGTTATCCTTTTCTTTATTCGAAACAGTTTGTTCGATTTCTTGACGCTCAACAAGCAATCCGAATAACTTATAGAACAATTCAATTGCTTTGACGTTACCTTTTGTCGCTTGCTTCTTGTGGGCTTTCAATACGTCGGGCAATTCTTCCTTGACGTTTTCAAGCGACTGTTCAATGACTGCTTGTTTGAATTCGGGATTCTTTCGCCAACGGTGCAATTGTCGTACACTAATTCCGCAACGCTCCGCAATCTCGTCAAATTGAAGACCGCCTTTATTTGGTAGCGACAAATATCCAATCGCTTGAACCTGCTTTTCGTGAAACTGTCTTAAATCAACCTTACTCATTCGAATTTCCCCCTTACTGATATTTTCAATCGGTCGTCTAATGAAAGCGTTCTGCGGGTATTTGAAGACGTATTCCATACGCAATTCCCCTCGTATTTCTCGACACCCTTTCGTCCTTCCAAGCCCGCATTACATCAACGTTTCCCTTCGTTCTCCAACACGTTATTTTCGTCTATTTTTACGACAAATCTATCGTCAAATCTTCGTTTCTATCGAATGTCACTTTTGCATTAAATGACCCGTATTTCGGACATATATTTCGATAGTATTTCGACAATAATTCGGTAGTATATTACGATATATCTTCGAACAATCTCCGATTAAATGACGATTAGTTGACGCTACTAACGTTTATATCGTTCTTATCGCTCATAACGCTTTTAACGATTATTTATCTTCGTTTTATATCTTCGAATTACAATCTTCGTATATTTCGTTACTAGCGTTATTCAATCCCTTCGGGAAATTTGCTTCGCAAATAAATATATTATTGTTTTATTCTTCTTATATTGGTTCTTCTTAATATATAGTTCTTCTTCTTGTAACCTTATCGTTACAACCACCAATACACGAAGACGTAACAACCCCAATTAACAAGGACGTTACAACCTTATTGAAGAAATATATTCTTTAACTGTATTCAGTTTTAACAAGGACGAAATTATAAATTTATATAAAAAGGTCAATTCGATTCGCCAACCCGTTCAAAAATTTTCGACTTGTTTGCGGTGCGATAAATCGAAATGCCTTTTATATTCGACAATCCAATGTCTACGATTGTCCCTTTCAATATATGAAATATGCTATTCGACGTAATAACAAGAAGAAATTACGAAAAAGTTTATCGTATATTTGAAAACATGTTTTCTCTTTTCGGTTGAAAAAATATTACAAGTACATTACAATAAAATAGTCAATAATAGTCAAATAATTGTATATCGAAAGGGCGGTTATCTGAATTGGGATTCGATAAAGAAGAAAAGGGGCAATTAGAAGCCGAATTATTCGAGCTATACAAAGAGTTGGTTATATGCGACAAGCTAGAAGAAGCAGGACTTCATGATATAGACAACTTATGTTATTATCGTGAATGCGTATTGCAAGACGTCATAAACCTACATGCCCAAATTAGCGAAATTATGGGAATTAGCCCTCCGCAAGATAACTTCAAAATTCTATCGAAGGAAGGTTATAAAGACGGTAGTCCTACGGGAATATTATTTAATTCAATATATGATAGTGCGAAAAATGAAGTATGCCAACGCTTGAAATCCGTCGCTTGTTAGCGGCGGTTTT